GCCCCGCGTGCGCCGCCGGGGGTTTTTGGCCCCCCCCTCTACGAGCCCCGCATTTGCGTTCTAAGACCCGTTTCACCCTAGCCAATAGTTCCCCTACATGAACATCCGAAACCGCGTCAAATCGCTCCGTATGGTGCCTGCGAGCGACCTCCGGCCCAATCCGAAGAACTGGAGGACGCACCCAAAAGCCCAGCAGGACGCCCTCCGCGGCGTCTTGGCCGAGGTCGGCCTGGCCGACGCCTGCCTCGCCCGCGAGTTGCCCGACGGCTCCCTCATGCTGATCGACGGCCACCTCCGGGCCGAGACGCTTGGCGACGGCGACGTGCCGGTGCTGGTTCTCGACGTGAACGAGGCCGAGGCCGACAAGATTCTCGCCACGCTCGACCCGCTTGCGGCGATGGCGGAAGCGAACGAGGAGATGCTGGCTGAAATCAAAAAGTCGCTTCGGGAACCTTCAGGAAAGCGCGACGCAACGGAGGCAGAACAGCCGGGCGGCGACCACGATTCCGACGGCCATGAAATCCCGTCGTCCGTGCGCATGGTGCAACTGTTCTTCGATCAAGACAGCGCAGACGAGTTCTACGAACTCACTAGCAGGCTATCGGCTGCCTACAAAACAGAAAGCGTGACCGACACGGTTCTCTCGGTTCTTGCCAAGGAGATGGAGGCATGAACATCAAAAACAGAGTGAAAGAGCTGCGGGTCGCCTCCGCATCGGACTTGATCGAGAACGAACACAACTGGCGAACTCACCCGCCGTCTCAACGCAGGGCGATGACGGGAATCCTGAAAGAAATCGGGTTCGCAGCAGCAGCGATTGCACGAGAGTTACCAAATGGAAAGTTGAAGCTGATCGACGGACACCTCCGCAGAGAACTAGCCGAAGGAGGAAAAATACCAGTGCTGGTACTGGACGTGACTGAGGAGGAGTCGCAAGAGCTAATGCTAAAGCTCGATCCTCTCAAAGACATGGCAGATACGGACGCTGCTGCTCTCGAAAAGTTGATCGCCTCAATAGAGACGGAGAGCAAGGCGGTGGCCGACCTTCTTGAAAAAATCGCAGAAAACGCTGGGCTGGGTCTAGCCGACGACATAGACCCAGGCGTCAGCCATGAAGACGACAACGCCTACCCGGATGAGGCTGCTGTCGCAGACGCGGGAGTTGAAGGCGTCAGGATGGTCCAGTTGTTTTTAAGCGAAACAAACATTGGAACTTTCCAGCACGCCTGCGAGACGCTGGCCGAGAGGTACACAACGAGCAACATCACCGACACGGTCTTGGAGGCGATGCGCCGTGCAAGTGCATCACTGTAAAGACAAGCTCTCCGCCGAACATCTCGCGGGAGCAAAACTCGACGAGTCGCACTACGATCAACTGCTCGGCGGAGACGAACCGTGCGACGTTTTGAAGCCAGACGGCACGCCGCTGGTCAAGTACCGCCCCGGCTGGTTCGGCAAGGATTTGTGCAGGTCGGTGCTGCCATCATGCCGCGCCGCTGCGGCACCAACGACGAATCGCGGCATGGCCGCGGGAGAGATGGACGAAAGCAACGCGGTGTCGCGTCCAACCGGGAGCAAGACGAAGACGCGGTACCGGGCGTTAAAAGCAGACGGAACGCTGTCTAATACAAACCACGCTGCCGAGGTGAACAGCGGCATCATCGGCTACTTCGACCGAAGTGCCCGGTTCCCGTTCTGCCGCCAGACTTCGTTCATCATCTCCGAGGCCGCGGCGTGGCGGCGATTCCTGCCCTACATCGAGCGGGCCGACGAAGGCTTCCGCGAGTTCATGCCCGACCGTTGGGCAGCGCAGCGTGAGTACGCCAGCCGCACCGCGTCGGATTGGGTGATTCCGCAAAGCACGTTCACGACGGTCACGGTCAACAAGAACTTCCAGACCGCGACTCACAAAGATGCTGGCGACCTAGCAGCCGGATTTGGCGTGATGTCGTGCCTGCGGAACGACAAGTACGACGGAGCGTACCTCGTCTTCCCGGCCTACCGCGTGGCGGTGAACTTCGGCCACGGGTGCCTCTGCCTCGCAGACGTTCACGAGTGGCACAGCAACACGCCGTTCACGCGGATGCGTGTCGGCTACGAACGCATCACGCTCGTCTTCTACTACCGCGAGAAGATGATTCACTGCAAGGACGCCAAAGCAGAAGTCGAGTGGGCGAAGAATCGCAAGCGAGGGGAGTCGATGACGTCGTGATCGACATTTGCGAGAACCAACTGACCTACGGGTTGGAACTTGAATGGGCCGACGTTGACCGTCACGCAACCCTTCCGTGCGGCACTTGGTCATCGCAGGACTACACAATCGTCAACAGCGACGGCCACGCCAACGACCCAACGGGAAAAGCATGGAGGTATGGCGGCGAGGTAAACACGACGCCAACGCCGACCATTGAAGGGCAACTCCACCAAGTCGCCTCCCTGTTGTCGTGCCTTTCGCCGACGATCAATTACCGCTGCAACCTGCACGTACACGTTGGATTCCCCGTGTCGCTCGCCGCCGCCAAGAGGGTTCTTGAGCATTCCGTCAACTGGCAGCAAGACGTTTTTAGACTTGTGGAACAGATACCGAAGCCTCGCCGCCAGGAGTACGAGTCGAGCGAGGAGTTCGGCGGAGCGATGAAGCGATACCGGCGTCGGCTCGTATCTCACCAGCACCGGTTGCCGTCGGCCAGGGTCGCGGAGGCGATGGCAGCGAAGACGCTGCGAGAGTTCAACGACGCTCACGCCCCATTGTCAAAAGACGGCCGCCGTTTGTGGCCCGTAGCCCCAAGGCCGGGGATCAACTCGCGCAGCATTATCGAGCACGGCACAGTCGAGTTCCGGCATTTCCCTGGAACCGCGGACTGCGATGAGATTGCCGACGCTCTGCGATGGTGCAAGGCGTTCGTGCTGAGCGCGTTCCAAAACACTGACCCGAGGCAAGCGTTCAAGGCCGGTTCGCCTTGGCGTTTCCCGGTGTTCCGTCGGTACGACCACAAGCTCGAAACCCGTTACCAGCAGACGCGGTTCAACAAATGAGAGTCGTATTCCTTTGCACGGGCAACGTGAATCGTTCCGCTGCCGCGCACGCGGTCGCGCTATGTTGCGGCGTTCATTCGGTTGCATCCGCAGGTACAAGCGTTGGCGCTCGCAAGCGAAACCGGATGGCTAAGAGAACCAGGGAGCCGCTGCTGGCGGCTGGCATCGACAAAAGCCTGATCGAAAATCATAGGTCGCAGCACGCGGGCGACTTCTCATTCCGCGACAGTGACGTTGTCGTAGGCTTCCAGCCGTCTCACGAACGATGGGCCGCGGAGAACGCGCCCCGCTGCAAATACGTTTCTTTCGCCTCTCGCACGACGCGACCGGAGTGGGCGAACAAGATTCCAGATCCCGGCTTCGACGCAAGCATCGCCGGAGCTGTCGCAAGCGAGATCGTGCGAGTGACACCCGGCCTTTGCAGGGAGTTGCTCGCATGTGCGGGGTGATCGGGTATGCCAGCGACGATCCGCTGCCAAGCCACGCAGACGATTTGCGATCGCTGTTCTACGAGTCGCGGGTGCGAGGGCTGCACGCGTTCGGCTTCTCTCTGTGGGATGGCGAGCGTGTAGTGACGCAGCGGTTCCTCGACCTCAAGCAGTGCCTCGCCGCGATCCCCACGGGCGTGACGCGGCTCATCGGCCACTGCCGTTACTCGACGAGCGGAGATCACCACAACGTCGCCAACAACCAACCGCTCCAGATCGGCGACACCGCGGTGGCTTTCAACGGCGTCATCTCGATGGCGACCAAGGCCGAGTACGAGCGAGAGTACGGCCGGAAGTACGGCACCGAGAACGACGGCGAGATTTTCCTCGACAAGTTAGTGCGCGACGACGGCTGGCTGGAGTTCGTCGCACGCGGACGGTTTTCATTTGCCGGTCTGACGCTTCATCGTGGCCGGATGACGGCGTTGCGGAACAAGAGCCGCCCGCTGTTTCGCGTCGATCAAGGCTCCGCGACGTTCTTTGCCTCGACTGCGGACATCTTTCGGCGTGCAGGCTTCGCCGAAACTCCGACCCCTGTGCCGTGCGGAGTCGCCGTCAATGTTGGTTGATTACGCAACCTATCACCGCCAGAGCATGGACGCGGGCGACATCGACCCGTCGTACTCGATGCTGCGCTACGTCTGCGAGCGATTCGACCTCAGCGTTGAGCAACGCTACTGGCTGGCGTGGCTTTATGCGACGTGTTACTGCGGGCCGACGGTTTTCTACGTCTACAACGAGTTCCCTGACTTTGAGAACGTGGACGTTGGGCGGCTTGAGCGATGGTGGGCGGCGAACAAGCGGCGGCTCGTCTTTCAGACTGACAGGCGTTGGGTCCACTCGCGGAACCAGTTCGTGGAGATGTTTCGGAGTTACCGCGAGACTGTCGGGCCGGTCACGCAGTCGCAGCGGTTTGAGCAACTCAAGTCAAAGGACAGAACTCTCAACTACCGCAACTGCTGGGATGCCTTCGGACGCATGTACCAGTTCGGGCGGTTTGCCATGTTCCTCTACTTGGAGGCCGTCCACGTCGTGACCGGTTTCCCGATGGAGCCGCCGTCGATGAACCTTGCGGACGCGGAGAGCTGCCGCAACGGCTTGGCCCTTGCCATCGGACGATCCGACCTCAACACGCACGGCTCAGACACACGGCTGACCAAGCCGCAGCAAGCAATGCTGCAAGGCCGGTTCGATTCAATGGTCGCTGAGATGAAGGCGCAAGATGCTCGCAACGGAGTCTGGAACATCGAGACAACGCTATGCGCGTACAAAAAATACTGCTACGGGAAGCGGTACGTCGGTTACTACCTCGACCGCCAGCGAGATGAGATCGCGGCCATGCAACGAAACGTGACAAGCGGAGTTGAATGGAGCGTGCTGTGGGACTACCGCGGCGAGACGTTCGACCGCCGCTGGCTCAAGGAGGCCGCATGAAAACGCTGGCTTACATATTTGGTCAACCCGGCAGCGGCAAGACGACGCTCATGCGAGCCTTGTGCGAGGCCGGCAAGCCGCTCTACGAAGCGGACGCGCCGGTCAAGCATCGGGCGCTCATGTCGCCGCATGGCACGTTCGCGGTCCTCGGCGCAGATGCCGCGCCGTTCGGCGGAACGGACACGCTTTCGTACACGGCGGTCGGCGATTCGCCGAGGTGGTTAAAAGGTCTGAGCGGGTGCAGTGCTGGGAGCCTCGTGTTCGCAGAGGGTGACCGGCTAGCCAACTTGCGATTCTTCGAGGAAGCGGCAAGGCACTACCGATTGCTGGCGTTCTACCTTGCTTGCGACGACCGAGCGGCACAGTCACGCCGCGAGGATAGGGCGCAGCGGCACGGCCTTCCGCTACAATCGAGTACGTGGGTCAAAGGCAGAATCACTAAGCACGCCAATCTTGCCGCCCGCCACACCGGAACAATTCGGCTCGACGCCAGCAAGCCGCCGGGCGAACTGGCTTCGATTGTTTGGAAAACCGTACTGAAGGAGTCTTGACACATGGGCAAACGCGGCCCCGCCCCCGAACCGTCGATCCTGAAATACATTCGCGGCAACCCGTCGAAGGACGCGCTGCCGGCGAACGAGCCGACGCCGGAACTGCTCGACAACCTCGATCCGCCAGTCACGATTGCCGACGACGCCGAGGCCGTGAAGAAGTGGCACGCCACCGTGCCGATGCTGCGGCGGATGCGGGTGTTCACGGAGGCCGACGTGGATGCGTGGGCCTTGTATTGCCACACGTGGTCTAAATGGATCGAGGCCAAGGACAAGTGTCGGCAGCTTGGCCGCGACAACGTGCAGATGGAGCCAGACCCGAATCGAACGGACGGGAGGATGCGGATCAAGTGGACGCAGCCGTACTCGTGGGCGGTTGACGAGCGATCGCTCCGCAACGATCTGCGTCGCCTTCAGCAGGACTTCGGCATGACGCCGAGCAGCCGTTCGCAGGTGAGCACGCATGCCCAAGAAGAAGCAGACCCGGTTGCCGATTACGCTGCGAAGCGACGCCGAACGCCAGGGGCTTGACTACTACTTCGACACCGAGGCGGCGCAACACGTCGTCGGATTTTTCGAGAAGTGGCTGCGACACTCGAAGGGCAAGCACGCAGGCGAGCCGTTCGCATTGCTCGATTGGCAGACCGCGATGCTCGGCGAGTTGTTCGGCTGGAAGCGGCTCGACGACAACACACGCCGCTACCGGATGGCGTACATCTCGACCGCAAAGAAGCAGGGCAAGTCCACGCTGCTTGCTGGTATCGGCCTGTACCTTCTCGCCTTCGACGGCGAAGCCGGGGCCGAAATCTTCGGGTGCGGTGCCGATCGCGAGCAGGCGTCGATCGTGTTCCGCGAAGCGGCGAGCATGGTGCGGGCGTCGCCCAAGCTCTCCCGCGTGCTGGAAGTCATCGACTCCCGCCGCACGATCGCTTACCGCAACGCGTCGTCGTTCTACCGAGTTCTGTCTGCCGACGCGTTCCGGGCCGAGGGTCTCAATATCCACGGGCTCCTCTTCGACGAGCTCCACGCCCAGCGTGACCGGCGGCTCTGGGATGCTCTGCGGTATGGCGGTGCGGCACGCGAGCAGCCACTCATCGTGTCGATCACGACGGCAGGCTACGACCGCAACTCGATCTGCTGGGAACAGTACGCCTACGCCAAGGCGGTGCTGCGAGATTGGACACACGATCCGACGTTCTTTCCGTGCATATACGAGGCCGAGGAGAACGACGAGTGGACGAGCGAGGACACGTGGCCGAAGGCGAATCCGTCGTGGGGGGTGACGATCAAACCGGACGACTTCGCCGCCGACTGCCGGGAGGCCCAACTCTCCAGCACCAAGGAAAACTCGTTCCGCAGATACCGGCTCAACCAGTGGACGCAGCAAGATACGCGGTGGATCAAGATGGAGACCTGGGACGCGTGCGCATCCGCCCCCCCTGCTCCGCTTGACGGCCGCGAGTGTTGGTGCGGCCTCGACCTCGCCACGACCTACGACACGTCGGCGTTCGTCGCTGTGTTTCCGGCACCCGACGGCACCTTCGACGTGCTATGCCGTTTTTGGATTCCGGGCGACAACGCACTCGACCGCGAGAAGCGTGACCGGGTTCCGTACACGGTCTGGGCAAAAGAGCCGTCTGCAGGGCTCACGATGACCGACGGCAACGTCACCGACTACGACGTGATCCGCCGGGACATCAACGAGTTCGCCAAAAAATACAACGTGCGGCAGATCGCGATCGACCG